TTAAAGCCCCTCCGTTATAAAGTTTTGAGAGCTGAGCTTAATCCCGTCCTGAATGCCTGTACGGTATATAACCTGGAGCTCGACATCGTGCATAACCCTATTTGCTTCAAAGATTGCTTTCCGCACGTTCTCGGGAATAAGGCTCTCCACTTCATTAAGCTGCTGCTGCGCTGTAGTGTAAGTATCAATGCTTTCTAATAGGTCCTTGTGCTCCTTGCTATCAAGGCGGTCAAGGAGCATTTCGCCAAAGTGTTTTGAGGTCGCTGACATGATATGTCCCCTTTCTCGTGTAAAATTTAACTAATTATAAAACATCTAACAATATAGTCAATATATCTTACCAATTTTATAATTATTTTCTGATATATTACCGAACGGTAATTAATAAGTAGTATGTCCGGTGGACATTCCACCGGACATTCCGGTGGACATTCCGGTGGATTTCTTACGGACTTTCCTACGGACATAAAAAAAGCAAGCCGCTCGGCTTGCCTTTAGACTATATTAATTGCCCCTTGAGCTTCTGCCGGACCTCTGAGACATCGAGTGCGCCCATACGAACGAAGGTCATTTCGGCAGCCGCCCGCTGCTGTGCTGCCAGAGCTTTTTGATGTTTGATTGCAAGCTCCTCGGTCTCGCTCTTGCTCCACAGAGGTTTAAAGTTAAGCTTGAAATCCGGGCAGCCTCGCCGGGTCTCGGCCATCACGATAAGCCTTACGAGCTTCTTGAGGTTTGCCCTGAGCATTATAGCCTGGAGGCGAGCAACCATATTATAATACAGTTCCATGCTGCTATCGCGCATCGCTGCGAGCTGGTCTTGATTAGCCAGGGTAAAATCTTCTCCTGTGGTAACACCGAAAAGCAGCTTTTGAGGAATACCGGTTACACCTGAAATCAGATTGTAGGTCGTTTTTATTATCTCATCAACATCCTGTAGTGAGATTGTCTTCAGCTCGAATTGCTCTCCGTCTGCATCTATGGCAATGCTGTTTAATAGCCCTCGGGCCTGTTCAAGGAGCCTGAGCCGCTGGAGTATCATTGCCGTACCGTCTGCCATGCTCGTTATCCCGGCAAGTCCTCGGAGCTTTAGAACGGTCTGACAGGCTCTCTCCAGGAGCATAGGTCCGTAGCTGTGGGCAGTTAAGCAGCGTGTCAGCTCGTCCTTGATGCGGTCATACTCAGGCACTCCCCACAATAAATAACCTTCGTCGGTTGTAGACTCGGGTGCTCTGTTATTGTGGAAGGTCAGGCAGCGGCTCTCATGGACTTTGAAGGTTCCATATATCGAATCGACTTTATAGACGGTCCCGGCTCTGCTTGTTTCCGGTTCAACTATTGACCGGTCATACACCCTCAGCTCCCGGACCTCTCGGAGCTGCCTGTAATTAATCGGCTCCGACAAGTCCCGGCCATCATTAAGGAGCAAAACGATAATCGAGCCGCCAAATATCCGGGCCCATTTAATGGCCGTTGCTATGTGCAGCTCCCAGTCCAGGGAGTCGAGCTGCTTCATGGTCTTTGTAAAGTCATAGCCGGGGCTTACAAGCTCAAAGCCGTGCTTTACGGCCTCCTCTGAGGGCATGTCTATGATTTTAGCGAATAGGCCGTTACTCTCATACTGCATTGTAAGCTCTAAGTCTGAGGCGGCTTGTGGCGGCTCGTAGTGGTATGCCTGGTCAGTGTATAATCTACTAAAATACCCCATTGTTTACGCTCCTTTTCTGTATGATAGGGTGTACTACCTTCACCCGATTGTTTAATAAAGTCCTTGAAATACAAGGGTTTAAGCCATTTAACAAGCTCGCCGGTGCCTATGTTTCGTAGTTTTATAGACAGATATTTTCGGTTCACTCCTCAGAGTCACTTTTTATGACATAGTTTACAGATTGTCTCATGCGTCCGGTGTCAATCAAAGGTCTGTCTGACTTCTTGCCCTTGATATAAAATGTCTTGCCGTTACGGTGCATCCAGCCGCCTTTTATAGTAATTTCAGCGTTTGGTTCGAAGGAGCCGTCAACAATCTCTTTTTGCATCAGGCCTTTAAGATAAACGCCGACGCGCTGCAAAGCGTCCTTTGCGGTCGCGCCGTTCATTATCGCTTTAGCCTGTTGTACGGCAAATTTCCTTATTTCGTCGGTATGGTTATCAAAAGTATCGCGGATGAAGGGTCGAGCGGGAGCGGTTGAGGTTCCCAGCTCGTTCCATGCGACGATATCTACCATGTCAACTCCGTCCTCAGTGCTTACCTCGCCCTGTTGGAAGCCGACTCGGACCCTTAAGCCTTTGAGCTCCTCCAGTTCCTTTAGGAATCGCTTGCCCTCTGGAGTAAGTTTATCTGAAAATTTTACTGCCATTTTCTCGCCTCCAGACCGTAGTAATCATTCTTAATGTTGCTCTTGGTAACCTGGTTAAATCTCTGAATTATCCTGTCGAGTGCTTGATGAAATTGTATAGTGGAGTGCTCATAATATTGCATGTGCATCAATTCATGCATAAATACGAAAGCTGCATACTCAGGGTCACCGTTCAATATTTCAACGGATATGCCGATTGAGGTCGTCATGTCTTTGTGATTATTACATATACCGTCGCTTTCTCTATATTTACTATTTTGCCTTGATTGCTTATAAGCGTAGACAAGCTTTAGCATCCGAGCGTCCGGCTTCTTCTCCATCAAAGGAATTGCTATGTTTGCGATTATATCAAGCAGCTCCTGGGCTTTGCTCGGCTGCTCTTCCGGTATAATGCCTTCTGCTCGGACTTTTTGGAGCATTAGTTGTTTTTCAGGCCAGTACACTACCTAACCGCCTCCACTCCATATAACCGTACTGCTATACGCTGTACAAGCCGTTTCCTGTTCCTCCAGACCGTCGTTGCGTCGCAAAACAGCTCCTCGGCTATTTCTTCGTCCGAAATATTGTCTATGTATCTCCCTTCGACGCAACGAAAATACTTATCTTCCCGGACAGCATTTAGGCACTTGTCAAGCAGCTCGATTTCATACTCGTTTTTGGCTATGCTGACTTCAAGGTCTGTTATCAGCGTGTCAATTATCTCCTCGGGCGTTAGCCTGGTAGTGGAGCGGGAGTAACGGACAATACCCTTTGACTTGCCTCTTAGCCCGTTTTCTCTGAGCTCCTCAATCTGCTCGCGGTCATCGATTACCTTCTCTCGTAAAATAGGCAGCGCATAAAGCCTCTTTTCGGCATCAGTGAAGGCGTCTTTTACTGCCTTATTGCTGGTGTCTCGGCCTGTATCTAATGCCTTCTTAATGGCAATTTCGTAATATTTTTCGAGTGCTGATATGTTTATAAGAGCGTAGCCGTTCTTCTTAGCGGCCTCCGCAAAGGTCATCTTATTATCGCCCATAGAAGCCCTCCCCTATAGTTTGTCCTCGTCCGGTGTCACAGTATCAATTTTATCCCTGCCATTATCCGGTATATAGATTATTACATTGCCGGTGCCCTCTTCGCCGGGGTCCCGGCCCTCGGCTAAGAACATACCTTTAGTCTTAGCCAGGAGTTCAGCGGCCCTTAATCGGTCTGCATCTTTGGCGCTTTGGTTACGCATCGTGGAGCTGAGATACATCCTAATTTCGTCTGCTGTCGCTATCCCCTCGGCCCTCCGCTCTGCGTCGAGCTGTTGAAGATACTCTATGACTTCAACATTTTTTAACAATCGAGAGCCTTGAGCGTAAGCAGTTTTTTTAGAATAGCCAGCCGCCGCCGCTGCTTTTGTAGCATTTGGGCGGCGGCTGTACTCTTCGCAAAATCTCCGCATCTTGGCATTCATCCGGGAACCTCCAGTTTAGACATAGCCTCGTTTATGTTCCTGGGCACAATCAGCACAATATACTTTACATCCAGGGTCGGGCTTAAATGGCTTTGTAAGTTTACATCCACAACGACTACAAATACCCTCATAAGTCTTTACATTGTTTGCCTCACACCATCTTTTATGACGGCATTCATAGCACCTTCGCGGCCTTTTATAGCTCTTGTTTCTGTATCTTTCTTGCTCATCTGCGTAATAGACAAACTTACAACCGCATTCGACGCAGGTCAGTTCCCGGTCTTCAAACTTATTCTCGGTTGGTGAGGACATAGTTTATAGCCTCTCCGACTGTCTTGAGCTTTGAAGGTATGAGCATATGCCAACCCTTACAAAAGCGGCTCCTGAGCTCCTCGATGAGCGGGAGCCTCATTATTGAGCGTATTATTAATCGGTCCGCTGCGTCTGCTATAAGGGTTATATCGGCATCATCGGCAAGCTTCAGCTCGTTTCCGTCCTCGTCCCGCACGATGTAGTAATCCCCATCCAGGCCGATAACCGGATAGGTTTTATCTCCGTATATTACCTTCATTTTTACCCCTCATTTCTCTTGTTAAGGTCGGCATCCCTCACCCGCTCCCCCTCGCTTTTGCAAGGAAAAGCGGTTTTTTCTAAGGCTTTCCGACGCTGTTTAATGTGAGTTTCGTAATAATTTTCTCAGTTACCGCTTATCTTGAGGCAAGCGGTCAGGACAAGCCCCCGTCATGCGGTCAATCATTTGCTGCCTCGCCTCATCTGCGCTGCGCGGATTACAGGCGGGTTTGTTCATGCCAGCGGAGCCGTAAACTCTCGCTACGCCGCTTTCCATGTCTTCGCCTGTCTCGGGATTTCGGCAAAACGGGTCGCCAAACGCAGGGGCCATCAGACCGGCAAGCTCGCGCTGGATATCCTCTTCTGTTGAATCCTCGCGGGTCATCTTATTAATCATAGCCTCGCGTGCCGCTTTCGCTGAAGGATAATTATTTTTGCTGTCGGTGTTAAAATGCCGGACAATCATCGTCCCGCGAGCATCGCTCGCACCTGTCCAGGTCTTAGGTTCGCGCCCATCGGCGCGGGGTACATATGCTTTAACGCAGTTTTCGTCTGTTCTAAACACACGTTTCATGCTCTATCTCCTCCGTTTAATTCATAATAAAATTCTGAAATTTGGGACAAGGTCGTGTTGTAATCAAAATTACCTTCGTTAAAAACACCGGCGTTTAATCGTCCGGTAAATCCCGGTGTTATCTTAGCAATTTCTTTCTGTAACTTTACACTGACTATATCAGCTTTGCGTCCGGCTGTTACTGTCGCCTCGTACAGTTCGGAGTATTTGTGATTTTCTTCATTGGTGGGCTTTACATCGCTCAATAACTCTGAGAGAGCGGCTTTTTGTTCAGGTATTTCAATGAGCCTAAGCTGCTCTTCTCTTTGCTCGGGGCCGCTATGAGCTGTGGAGCCTCTTAATTCAGCTTGAATTTCTTTTTTATAATTGTCTTTGGTCGCCGCTTTAATTTCGGCCTCCTCTTTCTCCAGTGCGAGAAGTTTAGCGGCCAGTTTGCCCTTATCTTCGGCTATTCTGGTGTGGACTGCGATATGATGAGCGCGGAGAGCTTCCAGGGCGATATTGTACTCTTCGCACAGCTTGTCAAACTCGGCCTCCAGGTCGAAAAGCGTTTGAAAGTTTTCGGGGACAAATTTAATTGTTTTTGTCTGGAACATTTTTACTCCTTCCTTTTATAGACGGTCTGCCTGTTTATTTTTTAAAGCGTTCTTAGCGTCTTGCTTTGGCTTATTAGAGCTCATTAACCCGGCAGCTTCAGCGAGCCCGTACAAAGCAGAGCTTGAGCTTTTGCCTCCAGTGCTTGAGCTTGAGCTTGAAGCGGAGGCTGTGCTTGACTGGGTAGTGTTGGCTGTTCCGGCATCAACTCCAGTCTGTCCGCCTCTGCCGTAGCTGCTGGGTATAGTTGTTGTCTTGCTGTATGTCGTTCGGATTTCCTTAAACTTGATTGGAATTTCCCTTGAGTAGCCGGTTTCTGTGGTCTTCGATATCGTCATTTGGACTATTGCCATGTTCGCATAGACTTTATCGGTAGTAACGATTTCACAAAGCTGTTTAGAGAAATATAGGGCCTCAAGTCTTGCCAGGACATTTGCTAAATGATTGTTATCATGTCTACCCTTCCATGTTACCGGCGTGTCGGTGACATACAGTACCATATCCAGCAGCACAGGTTTAAGTATGATTGTGTCCGTGACTGCAAAGCCAGTCTCTACAGGGTATTCCGGTGTCTCTGTGCTGAGGTCAAGGCTCTCGGATATGAGTGCATCAAATTCAATTCCGTTGATGCTTACGGGCCTTTTAGCTTTAGCCATACTGCTTACCTCGCATATGCCAGGCATCGAGCAAGCTCACCCGTAAAGTCTTCTTTCGCCTTACCCAGCGCCTTATACGCCTTCTTCTGGACGTCTTCCGGGCCGTTGAAGGTGTTGTTAAAGGTGTTGCTTTGGTTGATGCTCCGGTTATTTGTTATGCCGCCTGTCAGACCTGAAATAGTGTCGGTTTTTACAATATTGGCTGTTGCCACAACACTAATTTCACTGACTGCGGCCCTGAGAGCTGCTTGCATTTTGTCGCGGTTTGCATTCAAGGTCTCCCTGAGAGAGGTTATAAAAACGTCCAAATAGGAGTTGTCCTTCAGTACATCGGCTACACCGGCAAAGGTTACTTTAACGCTGGATAAGGCCCCGCTAAGAGCCGTCTTAATCTTGTCTACGGCCGTTTGTAAGCTGCTGTCAATCTGTACGCTGACACTAAAAGTCTTGTTGCTTGCGGCGTTCCCGGTCTCCTCGCGGACAATCTTTCTTATAAGGCTCTCGGGAGCCTCCAGGTTATTACCCGCTCCCTGGTCGCCCAGCATTGCCATAAACTTTTTGTTAGGCGGGATAACGGCTCCTTCTGCCAGCTCAGGCACTCTCCCAAAGCTTACATGCGGGATAGTAGGTATCTCCATTTCGACTTTAATGCCGACTTTCCCAAGTAGGTCTGAAGCTCCTCCGAGCAGTTTATTAACACCGGACAGTAAACCGTTGATACCGTCGATAACCCAGTTAATAGCACCTTCAAAGGCTCCGACTATCCCATTCCAGATACCGACAAAGAAGTTACCGACTGATTTAAGCGCGTTTTTAAAGGGTGTCCAGACCTTCTCGTCGAACCATGCCGCCGCATTAGCCCAGGCCTCTTTAACGCTTTCCCATACGCTGATTGCAGTTGCTTTTATCTCATCCCAGTATTTGATGCAAAGGAGGACAATCGCTATAAGGGCACCTATAGCCAGAACGACAAGGGTTATCGGAGAAGTTAAAAAAGCTACTGCTGCACCAAAGCCCGTTGTAACTGCGGTTGCTATGGCAGCTATACCGTTCCAGAGGGCAACGGCACCCGTAACCAAGGCCCAGGCAGCAGCGAAAGAGCCGACTACGATTGCCAGGTTTTTAAGAAGCTCGGAATGGTCGTCAATCCACTTTTTAACGTCCTCGAACGCTCCCTTTACGCTCTCTGCAACACCTAAAATGGTTTCGCGCACTGCGTCGGCATCTACTCCAATACTGCCTAAAAATTCCCCAAATACAGAATCTTTGCCCTGTAGAAACGCAATAAAATCCTCGACTAACAACACAATGGTTGTTATTGCAAGGATTGTTCCAGCAGTTTTCAGGCCGCCGCCTTTAAAAAAAGCATTAAGGCCAGTAGTGATTTTGTTGATATTAAATAACGCAAAGACTAAGCCGGCAGTAATGCCTAAAATCTTTATGGCGTTTTCGGCCCCGCCCACTGAATCGGAGAAGTCCCTAATTTTGACAACAACATCATCGATTTTGTTCATTATCTTTTCGAAGACATTAACCATCGTCCGGCCTATAGAATCAGTGGCCCCGCTCGTAGAGTCAACATCGCTAAGAAAAAACTGCCAGCGTGTGCGGATGCGCTGCATGGCGTCTGTAATCGTCATTTTTGTGCTGCCAAATTTGCGGTTGATATCCTCAGAAGCGATGAAAAAGGAGTCATACAGGCTTTGTGCTGATACTTTGCCGTCTGCCGCCATTAGGAAAAGCTCCTCGCGGCTCTTTCCAAGGGAGCGGGTCAGGCGCTCTATTGTTACCGGGCTCGGCTCCATAAGCTGCTGGAAGTTTTCGCCGTCCACAATACCCAGGGCAAAAATGCGGTTGACTACGGAGTTAAGGGAGGCTATCTGTGCCTCGGTCCGGCCTACAGATTTCCAGGCCTGGGAAGTCAGCTCCACAAACTTTAGAGCTTTCCCCGTATCACTAAAAATCTGCCTATTTTGCATAATCAGCCCTGACATAACGGCAGCGGTGTCTTCATAGCTCCTTCGAGTTTCGTTGGCTGTTCTTAATATGGACCTCTGAATGTCGCCCATATCGCCCATGCCAGCAGCAGCTTGACGCACCGTGTCATTAACCTGTTTGAACGTCTCAAGAGCCTTGTTTATGTTTACAAGGCTCAGACCAATCCCTATAGCTCCAAGGACTTTAGTTGCAGTTTGTTTAATTTGATTGAAGGAGGCATCAACCTTTTTGGCTGAGGTCTCGTCCACGCTGTAGCCGACTTTAACAATCAGTTCGCGGAAAGTCATCTATACTCAGCCTCCTTTTTGATGCATCTTATCGCCTCTGCTGCTGCTTCGACATAGGTCTTATACTGCTTTGTGTTGTACAAGGCTATCTCAGCCTTAAGAGCCTCCAGGACGGGCAGCAAGGTAATGCTCGCATCATGTGCACTGCAAAGCTGCTCAAGCTCGGTTATTTGCTTGCTATTTCTTGCTCTTTCATCAGCAGACTTCTTAATTAATTTCATAAACAAGTCTACTGTTTTAGGTTCAAATCCCTCAACTTTTGCCATAATTTCACCCCTTTTTTGTTATGAGATAACATAGAATTTCTCAAACTAAGCAAAAAGCTTAGTAAATGCGCCACTTTTTAGCTTTACACCGAATGTTTATCACAGTTTGTTGCATTGTTAAGCACAAAGACGGAGCTCGGCGGTGAAAAGAGACGGTCAGAGGAAACCGCGCGTCGGGGTTGGGTTACGAGCAACCCGTTCGCAAAGCCCGCCGGCCCCCGTCTTCGTGCTTAACTTTTTTAAGAGCAGCTCCCAGGGCCGGGGTGGAGGTACGGCTTCAAGCAAAACCGCGCGTCCAGGGACCCCATCCAGACGCACCCCGGCCCCTGGAGCTGCACTTAATATCTAATCAGTAATCGTGCAACGGTTTCCCCTGCACCCTTTCCTGTGTCTGTCTCTTTGTCTTTATCATATATCTGTATCAGTATCTGTATCAGTATCTGTATCGGGTTATTTGGGTTACGTTGGGTTCCCAATAAACCCATTGGGTTATTTGGCTTTCATTCGGTTTCAAATGGGTTTTTAGCGGGCCTCCCTCCTTTTTCTCCGTTTCTCCTATTTGCTTCACAGCGTTTCTCGTATTTTTCTAAGTCTCGGTCAAGCTGCGCTTTAATAAAAGAAAACGCCATGCGGGAGGCCCCTTTGTTCTCGGGAATTGCACCAAACTCAACATAGTCAAATAGGTCTAAAAGAAGTTGGCCTCGTTCTTCATCGGTCAGCAGCTCCAGGTGTTGCCGATTGTATATGTCAATTGAAAATTGACCCCTATAATAATTGAAAACTGACCCCCT